AGAGACGGGGAGACTCAGCGAGTACGACCCCGTCATTGCACACGAGGAAACTCTATGAAGGACTACCAAAAGTTTATCGCCCTATCCCGCTACGCCCGCTGGGTTCCAGAGGAGAGCAGGCGCGAGACGTGGGCTGAGACGTGCGATAGATACGTCAAGTTCTGGGGAGATAAGCTAACCGAGGAAGAGCAGAACCAACTGTTCGCCTCTATCTACAACCTCGACGCAGTGCCATCGATGCGTGCGCTGATGACGGCCGGCCCTGCGCTGGAGCGTGATCACGTGGCAGGATATAACTGCGCCTACCTACAGATCGATAGCCCACGATCGTTCGATGAGCTGATGTACATCTTGCTATGCGGAACAGGCGTTGGCTATTCTGTGGAGCGGGACGTGGTGGCTAAGCTACCTACCGTGGCCGATGAGTTCCACCCCACCGATACCACCATCGTGGTAGCTGACAGCAAGATCGGCTGGGCCAAGGCACTCAAGCAACTGGTAGCCATGCTCTACGCAGGCGAGCTACCGTCCATCGACTACAGCAACGTGCGCCCTGCGGGTGCTAGGCTGAAGACGTTCGGCGGCAGAGCGTCAGGGCCGGGGCCGTTGAAGGATCTGTTCTCGTTCGCTACGCACCTGTTCCAGCAGGCGGCAGGCCGTCAGCTCACAGACGTGGAGGCACACTCGCTGTGCTGTAAGATCGCAGACGTCGTGGTAGTTGGAGGGGTGCGACGCAGTGCGTTGATCAGCCTCAGCTCACCTACCTCTGACCGTATGCAACAAGCCAAGTCAGGCAACTGGTGGATGGAGAACCCGCACTTCGCACTAGCGAATAACTCTGCGGCATACAACAGCAAGCCAGACTTCCATTTCTTTATGAAGGAGGCGGTAGCATTATATGAATCTTTTAGTGGGGAGCGTGGTCTATTCAGCAGGGAAGCTGGTCGAAATATCGTTGCTCGTAATGGTCGGCGTGATCCTAATCATGAGTTCGGTTGTAACCCGTGTAGCGAAATACTCCTGCGCCCGAACGAGTTCTGCAACCTCAGCGAGGTTATTGTTAGAGCTGGAGACAGTAAGCAGGCACTGCTCCGCAAGGTTGAGACCGCTGTGGTATTCGGTACTCTACAGTCTACTCTCACTAACTTCCGCTACCTTCGCAAGAGTTGGCGCAACAACTGTGAGGAGGAGCGACTGCTCGGCGTCAGCCTAACGGGGCTGATGGATCACCCTGTACTCAACGGCTCCGAAGGTGAGGACAAGCTGAAGATGTGGCTGGATGCGTTGCGTGAGCACGCCATCGCCGTCAACGCTAAGTGGGCGGAGCGGCTGGGCATCCCTGCCTCTGCGGCTATCACCTGCGTTAAGCCATCGGGTACGGTGAGTCAGCTCGCGCTGTGTGCGTCAGGCATACACCCCAACTATGCCCCCACGTACATACGTACTGTGAGGCAGGACAACAAAGATCCTATGACCAAGTTCCTCAAGGATCAGGGTGTGCCCAACGAGCCAGCCATTGGCAAGGAGGACAGCACTACAATCTTCAGCTTCCCCGTCAAGGCTCCCGACAACGCCGTGTTCCGTAACGACGTCGGGGCTATGGGTCAGCTAGAGATATGGAAGATCTACCAGAACCATTGGTGTGAGCACAAGCCAAGCATCACGGTGTACTACAAGCCGGAAGAGTTCTTCGATGTGATGAGCTGGTGCTGGAAGAACTGGGACATCCTGAGTGGCATCAGTCTGCTACCGTACGACAACGGTACGTACCAGCAGGCACCGTATCAGGAGATCACCTTCAAAGAGTACGAAGACATGGCGGCGGCTATGCCCGAGATCAACTGGGACGAGTTCGTCGAGACTGAGGACGGGACTACTGGATCGCAGGAGCTGGCCTGTACTGGCGGCGTTTGCGAGATCGTAGGCTCCGGTGACTAGGAGGTAACATGTACTATAGATTGCGGGCGTGGTTCGCCACGCTCAGCATCTTCTTCAATCAGACAGTGCACCTTGGCATGGCGCCCTACCCGTACACGTTCAGCGAGACGTGCTACCTTAGACAGCATCTACTGCGTTACAGGGTATGTCGCTTTGCCATTGACTTCGTCTTCTCCTTGTTCGGGGAGGACGAGCACTGTATGCTCAGCTACGAAACAGGCAAGGCCTTCAGGGCCAAGGAGCAGATATGAAAAGATATAACGCAACGCTTTACTTCGATACCAAGCAGTCGGCACTGGACGCTGGCTACTGTGACGCGGTGATGGTGGACGACGACGTTCCCGAGCTGGGTTACATGGCGGTCATTACGTTCTTCGCTGACGGCTACGAGATCGAGGAGGACAGCGATGAGTAAGATGGGACGTTACGTATTCAACCAACAGGAGCAAAAGTATGGGCATGTACAACCCAGAAAGCTATGTGTGCATCGACATCGAGACTACACTCGACCACTTATCGATACACGGAGTGGGGCTGACCTTCGTAGAGCATGGGAGCGTTTCCTCCTCTACGTGGATAGCGACACGGGAGGAGCTGAGTGAAGCACTTATGGATGCGTCCGTACTTGTCGGACACAACCTCATCGGATTCGATCTCCCCGTCCTCGCCAACGTGTGGGGCTGGGTACCGGATTGCCAGATCATCGACACGCTTGTCATGTCCCGACTGGCTAGCCCGAGCCGCGAAGGGGGCCACAGCCTTAAGCACCTCGCTCTACGCGCGGGACTTGAGCAGAAGCAGGACTTCAACGTCGCTGACTTCGACGGACCGCTGACTCAGGAGATGATTGACTACTGCCTCCAAGACACACGGGCTAACGTGGATGTGTTCAACATGCTACGCCGTGAGCTGGCCGAGTTCAGCGACACCAGCCTTGAGATCGAGCACCTCGTCGCCACTGCGACGCGGGTACAGGAGAGCAACGGCTTCCGTCTAGACTTCGAGCGGGCATGTACCCTACACACTGAGCACACCGCACGCATGGAGGAGATTGAACGTGAGCTACAGGAAGTCTTTCCCCCGATCGTCGAGGAGCGCTACTCCGAGAAGACAGGTAAACGTCTTAAGGACAAGGTCACGGTCTTTAACCCCGGCTCGCGGCAACAAGTTGCGGAGCGCCTTGAACAGAAGGGCGCTGTATGGAAGGTGTGGACGGAGACCGGAAAGGCCAAGGTCGATGAGACAACGCTGGCTGAGCTGGGGATTCCAGAGGCTGACCTTGTCTTGGAGTATCTTACTCTGGGAAAGAGAGTTGGAATGCTCCGAAGCTGGCTGGATTCCGTTGCTGAAGATGGGCGTATACATGGGCGAGTGAATACCTGCGGTGCAGTGACAGGCCGCATGACGCACAGCAAGCCCAACCTAGCACAGATACCAAGCGACGCGCTGTACCGCGAGTGCTTCACTGTGGAGGACGGGAATAAGCTGGTGGGCTGTGATGCCTCCGGCTTGGAACTACGTATGCTGGCGCACTACATGCAAGACCCTGAGTACACCAACCTGATCCTGCACGGGGACATCCATACACACAACCAGCAACTGGCTGGACTGCCGACACGAAACGATGCCAAGACTTTCATCTACGCCCTGCTGTACGGGGCTGGCGATGCGAAGCTGGGATCGATCATCAATGGAGGAGCCAAGGATGGGGCAAGACTTCGACGAAGTTTCATGGAAGGACTACCATCCTTCAGTGCACTGGTCGCTAAGGTGGCTAAGGCATCAGCTAGAGGCACCCTGCCGGGTCTTGACGGACGGAGAGTTCATGTACGTAGTGAGCACGCCGCTCTTAACACACTACTACAATCGGCAGGAGCAATCGTAATGAAGCAGGCGCTGGTCATCGCGCTGGAGAAGCTAGCTAAGCACGGACTGCCGTACAAGCTGGTCGCTCAGGTGCATGACGAGTACCAGATAGAAGTACCAACCGAATACGCACAGCGCGTTGGCGTTGTGTTCCGAAACTCAATACGAGAAGCAGGGCGTAGACTTAACTTACGATGCGATCTCGATGGCGAGTACATGATAGGCCAGACATGGGCCAATACACACTAACTGTTCAGGAGAACAACATGGAATTGAGTAACGTTAAAGTAGCCGCGACTGTAAACTTCCCTTCGCTGACCCGACCGGATCAGATGAGCGGCAAGTACAGCGTGCAACTCGGCAACCTGTCATCGCGTGCCGTCGAGGCTCTCGAAGAGCTGGGCGCGGGCGTCAAGTTCAAGGACGACAGCTACAACCGTGGGCACTTCATCGAGTGTAAGTCGAAGTTCCCTATCGACAACAGCAAGTTCAACACGGTGCTGGACGATGCGGGCCTGCCTATGGACCCCGACCTGATTGGACCCGGATCGAAGGTAGAGGTACTCCTCAAGCCTTACGACTGGTCGATGGGCGGCAAGTCTGGCGTTGGCTTCCGCATCATCAAGCTGGTGGTGAAGGAGCTGGCCGCTGTTGAGGCGGCGTCCGAGGCTGATGACAGCATGGAAGCCCTCTAATGGACTGGGGCATTGACGGCGACATCATCATGTACAGCGTGGGGTTTGCGTCACAAGACGACCCCGTGTCGTATGCGTTGAAGTCCACCCGCTCTGCCCTTGAACAGATCATGCGTGACCTCGGTACCCAGCGTGCCGAGGTTTACCTGACTGGCAAGGGTAACTACAGGGAAGACTTCGCCGACGACTACAAGCAGAACCGAGCAGACAAGCCGAAGCCTAAGCACATCGAAGACATACGTGAGTATATGATCGACAGGCTGGGCGCTATTCAGTGCGAAGGGCAGGAGGCAGACGATGCTATGGGCATCGCGGCCGTCCAGCGCGGACACGGTATAGCGACGTTGGATAAAGACCTCGACGGCGTGCCCGGTATACACTACAACTGGAAGCGTAAGGAGGTATACCACGTATCACCAGAGGACGCTGACCGATTCTTCTATACGCAACTACTCACGGGAGACAGTACGGACAACATCAAAGGATTGTTCAAGCGCACAGGCGTAAAGGCCATGCCGAAGATCAAGGAGATGTTGGAGTACATGGACACACCCGAAGAGATGTACGCTTACGTTAAGCAGGTGTACATAGACGCAGTCGCAGAACAGCGAATGCCTAGTGACGAGGCCGACATAGACCGCTGGCTCGATCAGCAAGGTAAACTGTTGTGGATAAGACGTAGGGAGGGGGAGATATGGGACGCACCGTAGAGCGTACACGCAACGGTGGAACGTGGACGGAGGCTCGATACTTCGGGTTCATCCGTTCGTCTCTCCGAGCGGCCTTCACCAAGTGGGGGCCGAAGCACCAAGCTAAGAAAGACGCCAAGGTAGCGTACAACGCATACCGCTGTGCGTCCTGTGACGAGGTATTTCCAAGCAAAGAGGTAGAGGTAGACCACATCGAACCGGCCGGTACGCTCAAGACGTACGCGGATCTGCCGGGGTTCGTGGAGCGTATGTTCTGCGAGGCTGATGGGTTCCAGCTACTGTGCAAGGGATGCCACCAAGTTAAGACTAATGCCGAACGAGCGGCGAGGAAAAAGAAATGAGCAGAATAGGAATCATTGGCGACTCGCATCTACCATACGAGCTGGATGGGTACATGGAGTTCTGCGCTGAGACGTTTGACGCGTGGGACGTGGACACCGTCGTCCACATCGGGGACTTCATCGACCACCATTCGTTGTCCTTCCACGACAGCGAGCCGACACTGCACGACGTGAACGGCGAATACTACTCCGTGCTTGAGAAGGCACAGGCGTGGTATGATATGTTCCCTAACGTCACGCTGGTCGAAGGCAACCACGACATCATCCCGAAGCGCCACATGCGTAAGCTGGGGATGGAGCCGCGCATCTTCCTCAAGCCTATCGAGGAGCTGTACAACATGCCAGAGGGCTGGAAGGTAGTGGACGAGATCGAGATCGACGGCATCCTGTTCCACCACGGACACACCGCATCAGGCGTTAACGGCTTCCGCAAGGACGCCGAGACTCGAATGCGTCCGACGGTGACGGGACACAATCACAGCAACTTCGGCGTGAGCTACACGGCTACCGATCAGGAGCTGGTGTGGGGATTAGCGGTAGGCTGTGGTGTGGATCACAAGCACCTAGCTTTTGCGTATGGTAAACACTTCGCTAAGAAGCCTATCATCGGCTGTGGCGTGGTGATTGACGGCATCCCGTATGCAGAGCCCATGAACCTAGGCAAGAAGGTGAGGCGAGTATGACGGCACTACTAGTATTTGGATGTACGTTCGCCCTACTGTACACCCTCACCCTGACCGACACGAGCGACGCAGAGTACCTTTTCAGCCGGAGGGACAGGTGATGGAACTGTACTACTTTGCCGCCCTCGCTTCGGGGGCTACGTTTGCCGCGTGCCTTATGGCTATGATGTTGGAGATACCACAATGAACGATGAACTGGTACGTCTGCTGGAGTATTTGCGTACGCTAGACCCAGACGAGGTGGTCGAATACTTAGGACTCGACACGGAAACACTTGTAGATAATCTGATCGGAGTTATTGACGACTGGTTGTCTGATAGAGAGGAGGAGTATGATGAGTAATGTCTATAACTTCCCCAACAAGGATGAGAAGAAGCCTGCGGCTCAGGCATTGCGTGAGTTCGCGGACATGATTGAATCTATGGACCCGAACGGAGTTGTCGAGGTCGCGGGGGTTGCGCTAATACCAGACGTAGGCGTAGCTCTGTGTGGCAACAGCGAGACAGGGAACGATGGCCTTAACACCATGCTGGACATCGGCAAGACTGCGGTGATCATGCAGTACATCAACGAGGAGTATGATGATGAGCCAACAATCCAATGAGCGTAGCCTTCGGTACAACGAAGGCAAGCCCGACTACTCCTTAGTACCTATGGAGCTTCTCGAAGAGGCGGCACGGGTGCTGGAGTACGGGGCTAGCAAGTACGAGCGTGACAACTGGCGTCGTCCTACGGACTGGCGTGTGTCCTATGCGTGTCTTATGAGACACCTCGCGGCGTGGCAAGCAGGTGAAGACCTCGACCCAGAGTCTGGACGCAACCACTTAGGCCACGCTTTATGTAATATCCTACAGATGCTTCACCAACTGAAGTATTACCCAGAGGAGCTTAACCGATGAACAGCGTCTACTTACTGTCGGCCTCTTTGTGTGCGGCAGGTCTGTACATCGTGTACCTGCACGGCGTCATCCGTAGGTACGTACAGTGGTCAGAATACGCACGTCATGCGATGCTATCAGCATACGTTCTACTAACACGGAAACGGTCGGAGGAAGACGATGAAGAACTTACTGACGACTAGCCTACTGCTAGCGCTAGTAGCATGTGGGGGCAACTCCGGCCCTGCGCCGAAGCCTCCGACACCCCCGCCCCCTGTGGTGGGAACCCTCTTATCCAGCGAGTGCCAAGAGTACACGCTGGTCGAGCAGTTCGCCGACGGACAAGGCGGCTCCGTTGAGGAGGTGACACCACGCTCACCTGCCTGCGGATGGAACCCGCCCCCGTATGGCGAGCTGAGTGACTCGTTCTGCGAGGAGCCTTATACTCTGGTGTCCGTCTATCACGACGGTGAGTACGGCTTCTACGAGGGACGTGAGGAAGACGTCGAGGAGTGTGGGTACATACCTACATCTCTTGATGTCGTTATCGACAACACCTACGGCGACCGCTTCCGTCCCGTCATTGTCACGGTAACGTACATCGTGCAGGGCGAGGCGGCCGAGTGGACCTACGAGGTAGAGATGGGGCGTGCCGTCAAGGTAGACGATAACACGCTTCACATCTACGGCGACGGGTCAGGCGACAGCGTGGACTTAAACCTCCAGATCAACGAGGAGTCCTTCCTGTACCAGCTCAAGCGTGAGCCTAGGTGTGCGTCTGAGACGTTAGATGCCGGAATGCGTCAAGACTGCCTCGGGTATAGATACCGGGGCCGTGACGATGGCATGATCTACTACGGTGAGGATGACACTGAGGTGGTGGAGTGGGACATTGCGTTCCACATCACTGACCGCAGAGCTGAGGAGTTCTCGGTAGTGGACCCCGAGAGTTCTGAAGCAGTTCACATAAAGAACTGGACGTACGCTCAAGATCTGGTGGATAAGTACAACGAGGTATACGAAGCCAACGGTATCTACGTACGGTACAAACTAGTAGGAGTATCCTTCGGTCCCTACGGGGGCCTACGTTACGCCACCTCAGTGATCTGGGACAACTTCAACGCAGACGTAGGGATGGGGCTGAACGCTACATGCCCTGACGCCTGCGGTTGTGCGTACCCCGGCACTAAGTTCTACGAGAATAGCGGTCGCGCTCAGGTGGGGACGTCGAGATGTAGTTACATCGTTGACCTTCACGAGATCGGCCACGCCGTAGGGCTAGCGCATGGGCCGGAGAACAGCGCCTACCAAGGAGATGGATACATCTTCCCCGAGTTCGGACATGGCTGGTCCACACCCTTCTGTAGCTTCTACATTGACATCATGTCGTACGGTGGGTCTAAGACCATGCACCACAACAGCGAGCTTACGTGCGAGGAATACCTCAAGCTGAGTCCCAACTCGTACATCAAACCCGAGGAGCTAGACGACCCGCACGGCGACCGTACGTTCGCTGACGCCGCATACGCGATCAACCGTATACGCTACGACGTTGCTCTGATATCAAGAGACAACTCCGAGATCCAGCCCGAGCTACTGCCTGAGAATGATCCCGAGGTGTCAGAGGCAATGCCCATCATCGACCACGTTAAGCATTACTATAACGCACGTCAGATGATACTTGACCGTGAGATTGAGATTCGAGAGCCACTCAGACTCGACTAGGTCTACCCGTGAGGGCGCGTATAATCCTAACTAACCCGTGCCCCATCTCCTCCGGCGAAGGTATCGCCCACCCTGCCAACAGTACGAGCAACAGCAGTATGTGTATCGGCATTCCCGCCTCGTTTATCACTGTCCCTACTGGACCCTCGAATACTTCCTTCTGACCAGTTGCCACTGAGACCGCCGTATTGGCGTTCTGAGCGACGCTACCGTCACCCGTACCCTCAGCCTTACCTAAGTTAGCACGTGCCTCTATGCCCTGCTTAGCGCCTCCTAGGATGGCATCCTTGGCGATGGGAGCGAGAGCACTACATCCGCTAGTCGACGTCGCTATTAAGATGCACAGCAATACGCTTCTCAGCATCGATCACCCTCCTCTCTAGCACGGCTACCTGATCGTTGATAGGCTCAACCACTAGAAGCCACACGGCCGTACAGAATGCCATGAACAGCGTGGTAGCGGCCGCGATCATACGCCGACGCACTCCCTCAGCCCAGCTAGTCTCATACGTTACCAGTTCCTCAACGCGGTCGAAGCGCTCCTTGATGTATTGCAGACGCTCGTCGCTACGGAGCATAAGGTTCTTCATCGACTCGGCGTTAGCCGCCAGCACCTGCGAGTGCGTCGCGAGTTCCTTCTCGACGTGACCTAACCTCCGTGTCACTTCTGTTTCGCTCATCTCACTGGTCCTCAGTTAATGCCTGCATCAGACCAGAGGCGTCTATGCCCGTGTCTGTAGCGTAGTCTACCAAACGATCGCCCGAAAGGAACCGAGTGGCTTTGTCCAAGTGTGCTGGCCCCGGTACGTACGTCTGAGCCGCCTTGACTGCTGGATAGATGTCCCCCTGTGCGGCGGATACTGCGGCGTTGACGCTATCAATACCCATCTGAATGGCAGGAGCACCTGTCGGGTCGAACACTGAACCGCCGTACTCCTGAGACCTATAGTCCAGCCAGCCGCCCGATGCGTTACTGACTAACTGGTTCAGCGCCGAGTCCTTAAGGAGCGCCAGAGAGTCGTTGATGTCAGACATCTCATACCCGCGTACGTCATAGTCGCCCGTCAGGTACTCCTTAGCGGTGTTCCGCTCCAGTCCGTCCATTACATCTTTACGGTGGTCGTCCCACATCCCATTGAAGAAGCCCATAAGCGTGACGTACTTGGCCGAGTTGACCATAGAGTCCTTCAACGCTTCCGCGCCCTTGGGACTATTCACGCCATACTTCACAGCATCTTTCATGTTTAGGTAGATGTCGTTACGTACGATGTTGTGCTGTCGGTTCATAAAGGACATCATACCGAACAGCAGTCTGCCGCCGGGGATGTCGTTAAAGAACCTAGGCATAGACGTAGAGTACACTGGTTGCATGATACCGAGAGCCGAAGCGTACCACTCACGTACCCACGGGTCTGACGGGTTTCCCTTAGCCAGCGCCGTAGCCGCCTGTCGTACTTCATCCTGTGTCATGCCACGTGCTGAAGGGTGCTTGGCTAGTTTGCTGTAGTCACCAGAGGCCAGAGCCTTCTGCGCCAGCGACTTCCCTTTCTTCACGGCCGAGTTGCCAAGGATCTCTTGGTTCAGCGTGTTGACTCCACGTACACCAGACAGCGTGTAGGCAGTCTTCAGTACGCCGTCACCAAACCGCCGAGCCGCCGAGGTAGCCTCGTCCGTCACCTCACCCAGCCACTGGTCATCAAGACCGATCTGCTGGTTAGTCACCCAGTTGTTAGGCAGGATGTCCCGCTTAACTCCGGGCGTCTGACGGGCAATGACGTTCACTGCCGCAGGGACAGCACCTACCAGAGACTTCATGGCTGTGCCAATACCGTTCTGATATACGGCCTGTACGGCACCTTCTGGAGCGTTCAGCAGTACGTTAGACCAGTTAGACAGCAGACCAGCGGACGACCACTTACGTAGCGTAGAGGCAACCGCATCGCCTCCGTCCTTAGAGTTGATAAGGGACGTACGCAGTGCTTCAACAACGTTACGTGCCGCGCCTTCCGACCCCTTACCGCCTTGCTTTACCGACTCCTTGTAGATGGCGTCAAGCATAGCTTCCATACGGCCCTGCCCCTTGAAGGTGGGCTTGAGGTTAGCGATGACGTCGTCGGCCTTCTCTTTGAAGAACACCTCGGCCAGCGTACGCGCACCCATCACCTCTTCAGCATACCGCTGGATGTTGATCGCGGGGTTGAGGTAGTCGTCGTAGTTAGCAGGTACGCCGTCCTTCATCTCGCCCTTACCGCGCCGCGGCATGTAGTCGTGCAGATCCTTAGACAGCTTAGACCACTCGGGGAAGTCATTCTTCTGAGCTTCGCGAAACATGTCCACGATGCCCGCCGTTTCGGGGTACTCCTCAACCGCCTCAGCTACCGACATGCGGCCCTTCTGGCCGATGTTGATGAAGTCGTCATAGGCTTGGGGGTTCTTCTGAAAGAAAGCAAACGCCTTGGCCCCGTGCTCTGCGCCCATCTGATTGATGACGCCACCCATGTCCTTGACCCTAGCTTCGGCCATAGATACGAGGCGAGCAGGCCGCTTACCGGCGTGCTTCTCTACAAACTCCCTAGTGCCCAGCATGATCTCGTCGTAATACTTCTCTCCCGGTAGCCTAGTAGGCCCGTCGGTAACGGCACCGCGCCCAGCGTTGTTGGGGCCTAACGTCTCCCCTCGCTTACGTGCCTGTGCAGACGTCTCGATCTCTCGGGGCGTGGTAGGCTTCCCTCTTTCTGTAGCAACGAAGCCAGAATCAGAGAACCCTTCGTCTCCCCAGATGTGCGTACCCGAGCCGCCTCGATTGGCTAGCTCGTCATTCATACGCTGAATCTCGTCCGCACTCTTGGTGAATACCTTAGTTGCGATACCACCAGTGACAGCGCCAATGGCTAGGCCCAAGCCGAAGTCACGCTCACCTGTCTCCAGATCCTCAGCACCTGCCTGATAGACGGCACCTGTAGCGCCTCCTGTTGCCATGCCTACGCCTACTCGCGTAGCCGTGCTGGCCTTTGCCAGCGCCTGACCGCCTTTAACCAGAGCACCGCCCGGTACGAAGAAGCTGGCACCGATGCCTGCCCACTCCGTTGCGGACGCTAGCTCTGGGTTGTCCTCACGGAACTGTAGCTGACGCTTCTGCGTCTCTGCAAGAGCCTCAGCGTACGTAAGGTCGGAGTCCCCGACAGCACGAAAGAAGGCATCAGCCTCCGTCCCGAAGCTGGTCGCGCCTTCAAAGAAGGACACGACTGATTGTCTAGCGGTGCTGTACTCTACGTCCTCCTCCTCATCAGGAACTCCGAAAAGCTCCTCCTCTTCCGCGACGCCGAACAGAACCGGCTCATCTGGTACTCCGAACAGTTCACTCATTTATGGCTTTCTCCGTCTTTCTCCATTCTGTATGAAAACATCACCAGAAGATAACGCATCATACTCCGCTTGTGTTGTCACAACAGGCACCCCATCACCAGTGGAGGCGGGGGTGGTTACTGCTGGGGCACCCGGAGCCACCGATCCCGGTGCGTCTGGGTAGCGTATAGACCGCTCAGTCTGGATAGCGTCGCGGGCCTCGTTCTCAAGCTCCGCTCGGGCCTGATCCACGAATGCGTCTATGTTGAGAGTCTCTCTACGACGCGCTCCACGACCTGTCGTTACGTAACCACCGCCATCCCTGCCAGCAGTCATAGCCAGCTCGCGTGCTCTCGATCTAACGTCCGAAGAGGAGATGTCGATTGTGGCTTCTCTAACGTCTAGCGCCTCAATACCACGCTCTCGCTGGGTCTCTTCAGACAGCCTGCGCTGGTACTCAGCGTTACCTTGAGACCTAGCGACTGCCTTGAACTCCGCCTCTAGGGCGTCACGTGCGTTGACGTACCGAGTCTGCATACCGTCAGGAAGCGTACCGTTAACGCGGTACTTCTCGACGGTCTCCATCTGAGCCACGAGTCCTTTGAACTGATCGTGATACTCAGGAGGCAGGGCGTCGATGTCCGCTCGGACAGACTTCATGTCGAACGGCGTGCTAGTCTCAGCGAACAGGTAATCACGATCTGCGATCTTCTGTGAGTATTCACGCTCAGTATCGGCCTTAGCTTGTAGAGCCTTACGAGCGGCAGGGGGTGCTTTCTCAATTATGCTCGCCTCTGCGTCAGTGTCTCCTGACTCAATAGCAGAGTACAGCGCGTCGCTGTTAGCTACCACGTACTGGTCAGCCTCTGCCTGTATCTGAGCACGCTCGGCGTCCCACGCTTCCATCTGCTTCTCGCCTAGGCGTTTGTTGACGCCCTCGAACGCGGCCAGCTCATCGCGAGCCTTCCTCAGCGCGACTACGTCTACGGGCCGGCCGTTCGGGGCGACGCCTGTCTCTATCATAGCGTCCATCTGCATGATCGCATTGGCCCGGTTGTCCGTCTGCTTATCCACTGCGGCTGTGCGACCCTGAGTGGCCGCTTCCAGTGCGCGGGTAGACGCCTGTAGCCCTTGGATGCTGGTGGGATTCTCCGACCTCTCCCGAAGGGAGGCGGTGAGGCGGTCCAGCTCTTCGACGTTACCGTCTTGTATAGCACGCTGTGCGCTTGCGGACATACCGGAGGTGACGGCCATAGACTCCATGGCCTGCTTCTCCTTCTGCTCCGCCTGTAGCTGACGGGCCTGTTGCATGTACAGAGAAGCCTGAGACGCGTCGCCGTTAGAGGACGCCCACTGCGCCAATCGCTGTAGGTGTGCAGGGTCGTTCATGTCACCTCTAGGGCGGGAGGCGGCTTGCGTGATAGGAGTGTACGCCTGTCCCATGCTACCTATCGTATTGCCGATCTGTCCAAGCATACCCGTAAGGTTAGCTGATTGGTCTGCCATTAGGCTTCTCCTTAGAATATGTCCTTAACGAAGTCAACGACGCCGCCGCCGATTGTACCAAGGTTCGAGAGCATACCATTGCCCTGAGCACTTGCGTTAATCTGAGCCGCAATGATGTTACCCATAAGCTCTGACGATGTCTTGTCCGCGTTGACCTGAGACTGAATACCGCCGAGGCCGAGCTGTGCGGCATACCCTGCACCTGTGAGCTGACCCGTCTGAGCCAACTGCATCTGCTGGTTCGCCACCTGTGCGGCCGCAGTAGCGCGGTCCATACCAGCGAACGAGTTCTCGTATGCGCCGAGGCCAAGCTGACCTTGGTTAGCGCCGATAGCGCCGATAGCCTGAGCGTTAGCCAACGCCCCTGCTTGGTTAGCCGTACCGAGCTGGCCGTACATCTGGCCGATGTTGGCGTTGAGACCTGCGGCCCCTAGCCCCTGCTGTCCGTACTGGGCGGCGATGTTAGCCTGTTGCAACTGCTCTGCTTGCGCCTGACCCATAGACTGGAAGGCCGCCGTGTTCATAGCCTGAGCCTGTGCGCGAGCCATTGCCGCGTCCTCGCCCGTGCCGCCGAACTGACTGCCACGAATACCTGAGCGACCTTGAGCGAACTCACGGGCGTTCATCTGTGCGCGCTGTGCGTCGAGGGCTGGCTGTTGCATAGCCATAGCGCGGTTGTAGATCTCCTGCTCACGGGCCCCTGTGCCCTGCATGGACTGCTGTCGGAACATGTCAGCGGCACCGTAGTTGCCCATCTGCTGTCCGCTCAAGCCCTGCTGGCCTGCGGCGAAGCCACCCATGGCGGCCCCTGTCTGAGCGTTGCCGTTGTTACCTAGCTGGCTTACCGCCTGAGCCATAGAGGCTTGGCCGGCATTCACACCTGCTTGGCCTGCGGAGGCCATCGCGGAGTCCTGAGTAGCCCCGCCGATAGCAGACGATGGCGTAATGCCATATGTCTTGAACTGACTATCGGCCTGCAACTGAGCACCTAGCTGACCCATCTGATTGGCGTATTGATCGCCCTTGTCTCCAAGGTAATCGGCGTAGGCGAGACCGCCCGCTACCGATCCTACTTGTCCTACTGCGTCCCAAAACGACATTAGTTGATTCTCCCGAGAAGTGTTTGTACGTTAATCTCTTGCACACTTACCTCGTTTCCGAGGATCTGTATGTCGAGTCCGATACGCGCCATGCTACCACTGCCACGGGTGTTGACCCTGTAGCGGCGGATGGTCGAGCCGGATGCTCCGAATGTAGTGTCACCGAACGTCGCCTCGTTGTAGTAGGCGGGGATCAGTGCGTCAATTCCAATGGCCTTCTTCCGCGTCAGGTTGCCGTCGTAGCCCCACCGCGCCGTAGCGTTAGTCTCCTCGAACAGTGAGAAGATGGTGTAGTCAATGCTACGCAAGAACTTGTCGTTAGCCGGTTGACCGAAGTCAAGTGGCATGGACGAGTATTTGAACGTGAACGGCCGGTCATTCCACTCGGTGTAGCCGGTGTACTCCAGCAGTCCGTTCTGGTCCGTGTTGCCTGCGAGGTAGATGCCCGTCACTCCTTGGTTCTCGAAGTAGTGCATCTTGTTGAAGAAGCATCTGTTCCACTTGGTCATCTTCAGCCCGCCCGTAGAGGACGGTGCGTTAGCCGAGGCGACGAACGCCTGCGCTGAGTCAGGGAACAGACATACGATGACAGACTCGGCAGGCCAGTAGGACAGCGTGACGCGCTCCTGCTCCGCCTGTCCGATGACTCGGCGAATGTCGCCCCGTACGTTGCGTGAGACGTCGCCAATCGGCACTGACTTCTCTTGGATCGTACGGCTGAGAGACCGGATACCACTGTCATCTACGAACAGCACGTCGCTACCCGTATTGACCACAGCGTCCCTGCCCACAGAGCCGAGGTTCATCATGGAGTCTTGCAAGAAGATACCGTCAGCCGCCGCAGGGTCACCCGATGCCGCGTTAGCGTACACTAGGATGGACTCTCGGCCGAAGACGATGAGGAAGTTGTTGTGCGCCGCCATCGAGATGATGCGGTCGCCGCCGTTAGGCCAGAACTCAGACACGTCGATGATGCCGCCCGTGTTCTGTGAGTCCGTCTGCTCTGCCTTGCCGTCGTACCACTGGTTGGCAATCAGCAGATCGCTGTAGTATATCTTGTTATAGTCATCGCCTACTCCGGCCACCCACAGCCGACCGTACGCAGACAGTACAATGTCCCCGTCGATCTCGTCAGCTAGGTTGCCGTTGTCGTCCTGCGGCGGGAGCCAGTTGGGCTCGGCCGACATGAACGTCATCTCGTCTGCCGTGTCATCGTAGATCAGCGCGGGGTTGCCGTTGCTGAAGACGTACAGCTTGTCGTTGAAGTAGATGATCTTAGCTCTTCCGACCTGTGCCGCGCCGGGGATACCGGGAGGTAGGCTCAGCTCGGTGAGAGTAGTACCGTCGCGTCGGCATACGAAGTAGTCCGTCTGCAGGGCTGTGCCGTCCTCGTCCAACTGCTCTACCTTGACGGTGCAGAGGATGATGTACTTACCGTTGACATCTCCCCCGCCTATCTGCATGACCTCGATGTCAGTGCGGACAACCTCGTTACCGGCGTCCCCGTAGGTTACGTTGATAGTGTCGGTGTCCTTGGCGAACGCCAGCCGTGAGCCTAGTCGTCCTAACCTGTCGATGACCGCATTGTCTGCGGACTGCGCGAAGTTGAGGTTCTGCCCCAGCGGGCTGTCCTCAGTGTTGAGCCCCTCGAATGCGGGGGCTCGGACTAGCAATGACTGTAGTTGCTTTGACATTATGAAGTCGTCCAATCGTTGTCGAGGCCGCTGTTGGCCGCATCAAGGGCCACGGCATCTTTGAGGTATTGATCCGCCATAGCGAACAGCTCGCTCGCTTGCGCTCCACCTGCCTCCCCACGCTCGCGCGCGGCCAAGGCGAAGGCCATGTAGATGACCGGCTTGGAAGGAACGACTAGGATGTCTGAGTCTATGTCCAGATCAGGTGTCCGCTTAAACCCATGCACCGTGTACGTTAGCGATTCCTTGGGCGTAGAGAATAGACGGATAGCCAAGTCGGCGTTCGCGTCTATTCCGTTAGCGGCCCAGTACATCGGAGTGTTGTTAGCAGGCTGGCTAGCAGACTTCTTGTGGATGTAAGACAGAGGTACGTTACGCAACTCCGACCCCCGGCTGTCATAGACAGTGTCGAGGGTGGAGAAGCCTCCCGCACCTTCAAGGCCGTACGTATGCTGGCCGGCCACCGAAGTGAACGACCAGTCATGCCGCAAGGAGTTCCACGTGTGGGCGTCCTCGACCAGCCGCTTGGCGTCGTTGATAGCCAGCTTGACAATGTCTACCACCGGATCGTCGGTGATGGTCAAGCGACTTCCACCGATGGAGGCCACGGTGTCCTCTCGCATACGGATTAGGACTTCGTTGACTAGGTCCGTGTAGTTCATGATAGCATTCCTTTAGCTTTCGCAATGTATTGTCGTACTGGTTCTAGTTGCTTGGCTTGGTACGGAGTGATAGTCGTGTACTCGAACAGCTCGCCCCACTGCGGGGTGTAGTTGTCGAATCCAGCCAGTAGGCCTACGCCTTCACCGCCGCCTTCGCCTCCGCCGCCAGCGCCGCCACCTGCTCCGGGTTCTGTGCCTGAGCCAGCGCCTACGCCCGTGCTTCCGCCGTGGTAGAAACCACCACCTTCGCCGCCGTTAGTTCCTGTGTCTGTGCCGCCTTCGTTCCCAGCACCGCCGCCTATACCGTCGCCACCGGAAGTGTTCCCAGATTCCCCTGAGCCGCTCCCTGAGCCCGCCGGCC